CCATGCAGCACCCCACCGTATCTTAACACCTGCAGCCTCTGCGCCTTCTTTCATAGCATCGGCAATCTCGTCATAAAGGTTTAGTTCCCAACGACCCCCGCCATCACAGTAAGCCATCAGGTCTACAGCGTTACCGTCAATGTGTTTTGATTTCATGGTTTGCGATGCCCCTTTTGCTACTAAGGCGCGCTGCTCGTCTATCGTTCGCAGTCCGCAGATTACCGAGAAGTCTTGTTTGGTAACACCTATGGCGTACTTCACGACAGTTACCAGACTTTCGTTTACACCTTCTAGCCTTGACAGGCTTCGTTTTCCTAACTTGTATCCCATAACTACTTCCCCGCATATTTAGAGATTGCTCTATTTCCAAACCAAAACGCTAACACTGCACTAAATAAACCCGGCGTTTCTCCATCCCACATAAGTTCAACAGCTTCCGTCCAATCGCCGCCCGCCTGCGTAACCTTAACCATAATCACTACTTTCGTGGCTACGAACAATCCGAAAAAGGCATAAGTAACAACAGGACGAACACTACCCCGAAGAGCGTTGATAAATCCGCCAGCGTCAATAGATCGGTCATGCTCATACAACCCTCTTGTTTCTTCAATGTCAGCTTTTTTATCTAACTCGACCAGCTTCATCTCAGAACGTTTCTGGGCAAGCTCTGTCTCTAGCTGCATCATTTCCATACGATGCTTCTGCGCTTGATTAGCTTTAAAATAGCTAAGAACCTCGGGGAGAAAAGAACTCCCAAAACCTAGCAAACTTCCCAATAATGCCATCATTTTTCGTGACTCAACCAGACGGCAAATGCTCCCGTCATGGCTCCCGTAACAACAGAAATCAAAGACGCTTGCTGCGTAGATAAATCAGGCTGTGTTAACGCCCATTCTATGCAACGAACATACACCACCGTCATAGTGAACATCATAAAACGCGGTAGCAGCTTGTATTCTAGTATCTTCTTAAAAGCTATCTGCATTAGAAACCTCCTTTCAGGCCATCCAATATCTCTGACAAACTAGGACGTTTGTCTTTCTTCTCGTAAAGACAACTAAACACTTTAGGACACTCAGAAAAACTTTTTGTAGGGTAATGATAGCCCAAGCCACCATACCCTGCTGTAAATCTGTATACACAAACCTTTTGGTCGTTTGCGTCTGTAAACCTCTTCCATAAGTGGCACTGCACATGGGTCGGGTTAGCGACTCCCGCAAGCGTTACAGATAGTATTAACGCGTTTATCATTGCGTAACCAACACTATTAAATACATACCACCACCTAAAACGCCCAATATACCAAGACTTAACGCACCAATAGCCATGTTATTCTGTATCTGGCGCTTGGCTTCCATAGCCGCGTAAACAGTCTCTTCCCGTTCAGCGCGTATCTTGCGCCGCATACCCAACATCTCATCGTAAGTCCCCAAGCCAAACCTATAGTCCAGCATGAACTTAATCTCTTTCTCTTTTTCCAGTAAGGTCTTCTTGCGGATCACGATATCCATAGCTTCTTGCTCTATGTTATCGGTTCCGTGTGTCTTCTTATCCAACCACGTTGGATTTTTACGCTGAGACTCTGCTTTGGTTATATCCGCAACAGCACAGTACCACTGCCCAAGCTGCTTGCTAACGTCCTGCATCTCACGACCAGCACCGACTAACATTTTCACGCCTTTAAACGCTGCGTTAGCTGCTGCAAAAGCTGTAACAGGGTCAATCATATACTGTTACCTCATTAGGGTTGACTGATTTGGGTACACAGTAAGCTGTACCGTAATCTCTTGTTTCGGGGTATCCGAAGCGCCTAACTAAGTGTTCAGCGTACCAATTACATATATCTAATCTTTTAAAATATAAATCACTACTTATTGCCGCACGTTCTGATCCTATGCCTATATATAGTATAAGAACAAAAACGTGTACCACATGCTTACCCCATACGACTAAGAATTGTTAACAGCATAATGATTGTTGCACCAGATGTAGCTATAAGCACAGCCTCAAGTCGCTTGATCCTAGTAAAGACTTCCTTAAATTGGATTCTTACCTCTGTTTGCAAAGCCACAACATCCTTTTCTAGCGCGGAAACACGCTCATCTATATCTGCCATCAGCTAGGCTCAACAGGCCAAGTCACATTTGTGGGAAAACCAGATTGCGCGGGAACATCGCGCAACGCCTGACGATAAGTGCGCCAATCGTCGGTTATTCTATCAGCTAATGCCATGTGGTCTGATCCCGATAGTAGTGCGTCACGTCGCGCTCGTACTTGTATTGCACTTGCAGCTATGGGGTTAGGTTGAAAATCAGGCCAGTTTGACATGTCTTCCGCGTCATCAAATACTGCGCCATCGCCTGTGTTTTTGTTGTACCAAATTTTAGACATGATAAACCCTTACATTGCCTGCGCCACCATCACTGCTACCGGAAGTGCTAGTTCCACCACAGCCTCCGCCACCGGGAACCGCCCCAGCGGTGCCAGAATTATAAGCCGCACCTCTGCCAGCATAAAGACTGCCACCCCTAGTGTCTAAAGGGCTACCCGCATACGCGCCCTCACCACCACCACCGCCAAAAACAGAATTAGTTGCTGAGGTGAGGTAGCCACCGCGAGTATCTGTTTGAGTGTTATATTTTTTGTCACCGCTCGTGTTCAGATTAGGAATAGTTGGAATGGTGGCGGGAAGAAAAAATGTTGAGGTTGGGGAAATCCTCGCAGTAACAACCTGATCAACTATGGTTATTGGGATTGTTTTGCCTTCTATTATTTTAAATATATTTACGCCTGTTTGACTTTCTGAATTTCCCCCAGTATTTCCCGTGGTGAATACAGTAGAATTGTTTGAGGATGAAAGTGTAAAAGTGGTTGCGGTTGGGAGTGAATTTGACGCGCTCGTACTTGTGCCACCTGCACCAATCACATATGCTCCACCATTAAACCACTGGGCTTTACCGTAAAGAAGTAAAGCGGACCCCCCTCCACCTCCTACGGAGTACCCATTTGAGGCATATCCGCCACCGCCGCCACCGCCCACAAGATAAACCCAAACGTAATCAGTGTCAGCCAAACTACCTTTGCTCCATGTCCCGCTGCTTGTGTATGTATTAGTTGGAGAGGCAAAATCAGAGGGCCAAACTACAGAGCTTGCACCTGCTTGAACCGCAGCAAAGGACAAATCGGTGCCATCAGACGTTAGAACTGTTCCCGCTGCGCCTTTAGCAAGAGGGGCGGACACACCTGAAGCGTTTCCTACATCTATAGAACCTCGCGTTAGGGCGCGTGTAACAGCACCTGTGGCTGTTATAGAACCCGCAGCAGCAATGTTTACTGTGCCATCTGCAACTGATGCCACCGTAGCGTTAGCGCCGTTCTTGATTACAACGTCTGTGCTGCTACCATCGCCCTTTAGGATAAGGCCGTCAGCCGTGGTGTTGGTAATCGAACCCGTCGAAAACCCTGCTAAATCTCTGGCTTTGGTCATGGTTATTCTCCGTTGATTTTATTTTTATCTATAAAGTCAGGATCAACGGGCCAAGTAACATTTGCGGGAAATCCAGACTGAGCGGGTATGTCCCGCAGTGCTTGTCGATACGTGCGCCACGCATCAGGTACATAGTCAGGCCAAACCTTACTGTCCGATAGTTCAAGGAGTAAATTTCTATTTTCTCTAACTATATCAGATGCGGTTTTGACAGACATTATAATTTCCCTACGTTAAGATAAATTGAAGATGAAGATAAAGCAATGCCCAAGGCTCCAACTCCATCTACTCCAGCAACACTAAGTGACGATGAACCAGAAGTTAATGCGTACGTCTTACCAGTTGTTAGCCCACTTACTGACGTATTAATTCCACCAGCAACCGTAACCTTTCCTGTTGCCCCATTTGATATGTTTTCCGCTGCAATACCTACAAACGCTGGGGAGGTTGCATTAAGAATGCGAACATTAGTTCCATCAGCATTTACCAGACTACCCGTATCAGGGTCATAAACGGCGGCGGGGTAGTAGTCACTTTTTCCTATACCCCATTGAACCTTTTGCGATATTGGTGCAAAGGTAATCTCTGCAGCACCTACGGACACTTCTAAAAGAGTATTAGCAGTCCCTGCAGTTTCATGATACTGTAAGTATTGTTTATCACCAGCAACGATTAAATAGGTATTGCCGTCCCCCATCGATAAAGGAGTGCCAGTATCAAGCCGAACTCCACCAGTATCCGCAAGCGTAATATTTGTGCCACTAACTGTTAAAATGTAATAGTAAAAATAAGAGCCAGCATAGCTGCTGATAAGAACTGTTTTGTTAAGAGAGGGTATATACGTTAGCTGGGGATGTGGACCGCTACCAGTAAGTCCAGTGCCATCAACTTCCGACCCACCACTAACGCTTGTTCCGCTGATCGTTAAAGTTTTCATAGTAATCTTGAGTTCACCCGATATTTTATAAGCCATGATAAATTTATTTGCGGTAGAATCAAAACACAATGCAGTACAATCTGCTGAAGAATTACCTACAGATACTTGTGCTTGTGTCCCAAGGGAAACAGTTGTGCCGCTGACAGTTCCAACGCGGCCATAAATTACGCCCCCATCATAAACGAAAAGAACTTTTTGTGCATTACTATCGTAATCAACTTTAACATTATTTGTTCCAGATGACCTTAGTGTTACAGGAGTACCAAACGAAAGGCTTGTACCACTAACTGTTACAACCACCGCCATTGCGTAATTATTGCCGGAATTTTGATTATAGGTAACTACAGTCTTTCCAGAATTAACATCATAAGCGGCGTCCATATCTATCGCTGTGGCGCTAGTAGTAGCGGCAGTTCCAAATGAAATTTGCCCGTTAGCAATAGTTCCAACTCTGCCATAAAGATAGTTGCTAGTACCTCTAAAAAACAATAACACTTTGTCATTAGCAGTATCATAAACTAACGCAGCACTATCTGACGCCCCACTCCCCTGTGCCACAGCAGCTTGCAACTCTGCTTCCGCTACAGAAACTGTCCCACTAGAGGTCAATCCTACTAAATTACCCGCTGAAATAGCACCTGTAGCAGTAAACGTCTGTTCACCACCACCGCTTGCCGCCACAAACGATAAATCGGTGCCATCAGATGTTAGAACTGTTCCCGCAGCACCTTTTGCTAAAGCAGATGACACACCAGAACTATTGCCAACATCAATAGAGCCGCGTGTCAGGGCGCGTGTAACGGTGCCTGTAGCAGTCAGGTTGCGGATCGCGGTAACGTCCTTATTACCGTCAGCAGTAAGAACTTTATTGGCTTCTGTAGTGCCGTTGGCTGAAGCCTTATCCGTCAGGTTGAGGTCCGCTATAGACGCATCAATACCTGAGATAATTCCAGAGCCTTTGCTGCCGATATATCCTGCCATCTTATAATCTCCTAAGTAGGCTTAGTGGGCCATGTGACGCTGTTTGGAAACCCAG